GGCCCGTAATCATCAAAAGTTTCAAATCTAAATTTAAATGGTATTTCGGCTTTTTTGTAGCCGCGAGTCAGAGTTCCGGCGATTTGATAATAAGTAGGTCGTCCTAAAAGCTTAGATTTTTTATCCTCTAAAACTTGATCAATTGCTGGTGCAAGATACATAGGACCCTCCTTTTTATTTTATTTATACTTTAATGCCGGAGAAATCCTTAGTTTTAAACATTTTAGACATACCAAAATTGCTGTTCTCATTATCCGCTTGACCAGAATCAGCTAGGTTACTTTGCGCAATATCCTCTAAGTCATAAAGTCGCATCTTCGCACGATCAATACCAATCATAAACCGCTTATATAATGTTGGATCATTATATCGGTTTTTTAACTGCTTGACCATGATCTGATTGAGACCTTCGAGCTCTTCTGTACTTATTAAGGCAAACATAAAATCTGCCGTGGCGGGTAATCCGAAGGATTCGGAAGTATCGGTCAACTCCACATCAGTATTCGAGAAACCCGAACGCGTAGTTTGTGTAGCGGAGACGATAGGTAAATTAAATTCTACAGCTAGACCTCTCAACTCTTCAGCAATGGCTTTGATATATGTATAAGAATTGACTCCGCCACCGGGCTTGAATCTAGAGGATGCGCAGATATTCAAATAATCAATAAAGATAACATCTGGCTTAAATGAGCGTTTTAACGATAATTCGTTCAATAAACCCTTGAAGTGACCAACGTGAGCAGAAGCGGTAGGGTATTCTTTGATAATTAACTTACCATGAGATTTACCATTAATCTTACTAATCCTACCTTCAAACATCTGCTTAGGTAGATTCTTTAACTGATCGATTTCAACGTTTAGTAAATTAGCATCAACTCGTTCGGCAATCCTCTCCTCTGCCATCTCCATCGTAATATAGAGAACGTTCTTACCTAAGGCCAGGTTGGCAGCAGCCATGTGACACATAAAAAGAGACTTACCCACCCCAGTACCAGCCAGAGCAATATTAAGCGTTTTGTTAGGTAAGCCTCCATTTGTAATCTTATTGAATAATGAAAGATCAAAAGGAAGGCGAGACTCCACACGGTTATAAAAATCAAACCGCTCAGAAGAATCTTCGAAATAATCGTGACCCACGGAAGAATCAAAGCAGACACCTAGCGCCTCCTGTAACAACGATGGTATACCATCTTTACTAAAGTTCTTATCTCTACCTTCCATAATACCAATCGATTGAAGAATGGCATTATATACGGCTTTATCTTTACAAAACTTCTCGGTCTCATCCAACAGCCAGTCTTGATTTGGCTGCTCAAATACTTCTAACTCTTTTACTAAGTCACTAGTCTCTTTAAACGTACCTTCTGGTAAATTCGAATTCTGCAGCGTTATACCTAGCGCTTCTGTAGTCGGTGGTTTATTATACTTAACTACAAACTCACTAATTACCTTATAGATCGTTCTCTCACTTTCATCTGTAAAGTACTCAGGCTTTACAAACGGTAAGACCTTCCGCATGTAGTTTTCATTATGTACTAGATTCCGTAGTATCGTTATCTCTAGTCTGTTTGAGGTCATCAATTGCTTCTCTTAAAATATCGTTTATAATTACTTCTATGACAACTTTAAATTTATCACCCTTAACATCTTCATCCGTAATTATTTCGGGTTTATGTACTACGTGGTAGTCAAGAGCAAGTTCACTCTTACCTTCATCGGGCCAATCTAACTTTTCTATCTGAACAGTTACACCTTTAAACTCACCGTCGATAATTTCAAAGCCCCAGTCCTTCTCACCAACGAACCAAGGCTTAAATAAATCATTGCGCAGCATCTGCATACTCCTCATCTATTTCGAGATCAGTTAAGATTGCACCATTAGCGACTTGATACGTTTCCTTTACCCAGTCGTGAAATGACTTAGTCGTAAGAATCGGTATCCAGAACTCTTTAGTATCCGTATCTTTGATACGGAACTTCTTTTCTTCGATCTCACCACTCTCTTTATCAACCCGTGAATACCAACCATTACTTGGCTTAACCACATGACCGGATTCAATAGCCATATCTAGTAAACCAGACCAGCGACTGATACCACCATCGTGACGAACGGTAACCGGTATCTTAGATTTCTCTCTAACGTATCGCGATTTCTCTACGTTAATAATAAAGTTATAACCTACAACCTCTGTACCTTCTTTTTCTTGCTGACGACCGAGGATAAAGATATTATCGGCAGCGTAATAAGAACCGGTACCACCACCTACTACATCTTTAGAATATAACTCCATAGTCTTATAGGTATGATTAACTACAACCATAGGAATATCTTTTAACGAAAGATGAGGAGTTACCATTCGGAATAAAGACTTAATCTGCTTTGCACGAGACATATCAGCAACAGATTTACCCTCTAAAGCATCTTCTAC